ATACTTTGTGTTACAGTTACGTTCAGCAGGTTACACAGGTAGCACTGATGAGGAAATTGTTGATACATGGTTTAGCGAGCTATGCAGAAATGTCGGCAACGATGAAGGCATTAATATGGATCGTCGTGGCTCAGGATTTGTAAACAAAGCTCTTCGAGATGATGGGCGAACTGAGATAGGTTAATGAACAAAAATTATATTCTTGTAGATACCGCAAATACTTTTTTCCGTGCAAGACACACTGTTAGAGGAAGTCTCGAAGATAAAGTAGGCATGAGTCTTCAAACTATTTTAAGCAGCATTAGAAAAGCTTGGAGAGATTTTAAAGGTGACCATGTAGTATTTTGCCTCGAAGGAAGATCATGGCGTAAAGATTATTACGAACCTTACAAACGGCAACGAACAGAAGCAAGAGCTGCACAAAGCCCTCGCGAAGCAGAAGAAGATCGAGTGTTTTGGGAAACATTTGATCAATTTAAAAATTTTATTGTTAACAAAACTAATTCAACTACTTTGCAACATCCTCAACTCGAGGCTGACGATTTAATTGCAGGTTGGATACAACATCACCCACACGATAATCATATTATTATTAGCACTGATGGTGATTTTGCACAATTAATTGCACCAAATGTAAAACAATACAACGGCGTCCTACAAGTTACAACTACTCACGAAGGTTACTTTGACGAAAAAGGTAAACGTGTAGTTGATAAAAAAACTAAAGAAGTTAAACCTGCACCGGATCCCGAATGGCTACTTTTTGAAAAATGTATGCGAGGTGATAATAGCGATAATATCTTTAGTGCATATCCCGGTGTAAGAGAGAAAGGTACAAAGAATAAAGTCGGTCTTCGAGAAGCTTTTGCCGATAAAAATAGCAAAGGTTATTCATGGAATAATATGATGCTGCAACGTTGGACTGACCACAATGGAGTTGAACATCGTGTACTTGATGATTATAATAGGAATAAACTTCTTTGTGACTTAACTGCACAGCCAGAAAAGATTAAAGAAATTATTTCCGAAACAATAGAGTCAGAAGAACACAAGACTAAAAATATTCCACAGGTAGGTGTTCGATTATTAAAATTTTGTGCAGAATATGATTTACAAAAAATTAGCGAACAAATTCAAAGCTACGCAGAACCACTTAATTCGAGGTATTATGTATGATTATTTCAAAAACACTTATTCCAAATAAAGAATGGATTTTAAAGACTGAAAACGAAAAGATAGGTACTATTGCTAAAATTAAAAAAGGTTATAATTTTTTGAAAAAGGGCAATCAGTTACAGTATAAAAGTATAGACGAAATTAGAGAAAATTTTGGTATAGAGATTACGTTACCTACCAATCAACAAAAACTTTCTTCAAATAGCGCACCTTTTCATATATATAACTTCCCCTGTAGTTCACCACCATTTGATGATGTTTATAATGTAAAAAAGAAACTTCCATTATTTGCAAAAAGCTTAAAAAGCAAAAGCAGATACTGTGCAGGATATTATATTATCAAATTTAGAAAAGGTTGGGTTAAAAGTTTTTGCCCGAAATTAATTACCTTAGAACGGTACAAATTTGTAGGCCCGTTTAAAACCGAGCAAGAAATGAAGACTATGTTAAATATGGTTAATAAAAATGAAACAACTTAACACAGTGGCTATAGAAGACTTTTTAGAAAAAGCACGAATAGCAATTCGTAGTAATCAAAAAACTCTAACATTGACAATAAAAGAAACAACAGAACTGCAAAATAGTCTCAGTGTGCTAATGACCAGATTAGTAGCAAAATATGAGCAGGAACCTAAATCACCGGAAAAAATTGAAATAAAAATGGACGGCGGCAAGTTTTAATAAACAAATAAATACTGTATGCTATTTTGGAGAATGCATACAATGAGTCGCCCAAAACCAAAAGTGTTATTAGAAATAACAAATAAGAAAACCTTTAAAACAGATCAAGTATTAGAATCAGAAGCCATTTGGGCAGTTTTTTATAATAATAAACCTATAAATTTAAAAATAGGTAGCTCAATTGTGCAGCAAGTTATAACAAAATATAAAAAAGTATCTTTTTCAAATTCCGGCCATGCATTTAATCTTGCAGAAAAATTAAATAAAATGTTTAATACTTCTGATTTTTCTGTTTTTAAGCTAACATCCGGTGAAAAAATAACAGATGAATCAAAAATTAGAAATAACTAAGTACGTTATAAACCAGTTAGGTATTAACCCCACAGATGAAAGAAGTTTCAAATCTATATACCATTCAATTTGGCAAAATCCAAGAACTAAAGAAAAGGGCGGATACAAATTAACCCGCAAAGGGTTTGAATTATTATCAAAATCAGATATAAAATATTACGAAATAAAGCTCGAAGATCGTGATATTACTTTTGATAGTAAATTTATTTTATGGTTAGATCGTACATTTAGTACCCCATTTTACTTATCCGAAACTAAAATTTACTTTTTTAATGAACGGCCTGCTGTTCAACTGGTGTTATTTTCTGGAAATATTCAAAAGTACTATAGAGCATATCAGAATTTTGCAACAAAAAAAAATTTGATTGACAATAATTCATAATTGCTTTATAATAATACACACAACGCAGCATATTTCCATAACTTAACCACACAGAAAGAGAGCACAATATGGCTGAAAAGATGACCGCAAATCGCACCGTTGGCCCTAACGAAGCAAAGATCGCTATCCGTAAATGCATGAAGAAGAATCGTCCTGTTTTCATGTGGGGTCCTCCGGGTATTGGTAAGAGTGATATTGTTAAACAAATTGGCGAAGAAGAAGGTCGCCGTGTTATCGATGTTCGTTTGAGCCTTTGGGAACCTACTGATATTAAGGGAATTCCTTTCTACAATGCTACTAAGGGTTCTATGGAATGGGCACCTCCTATGGAGTTCCCGTCCGATCCGGACGACGACAGCATCTTGTTCCTTGACGAATTGAACTCTGCTGCTCCGGCAACTCAGGCCGCTGCCTATCAACTGATTCTCAATCGTCGTGTAGGCGCTTATCAATTGCCCAAGGGCGTTAGCATTGTTGCAGCCGGTAACAGAGAAAGTGATAAGGGTGTTACTTATCGCATGCCTGCTCCGCTTGCTAATCGTTTCCTGCACCTTGAACTTCGTGTTGATTACGACGATTACCATATGTGGGCTGTTAAGAATCGCATCCACGAACAAGTTGTTGGTTATATTGGTTTTGCTAAACAAGATCTTTACGATTTTGATCCAAAGAGCTCGAGCAAGAGCTTTGCTACGCCGCGTTCGTGGTCTTTTGTTAGCGAGCTTCTTGATGACGACGATGTTAGCGAAAGCACACTAACTAACTTGGTTGCTGGTGCAGTTGGGGAAGGTCTTGCTGTTAAATTTATGGCGCACCGTAAGGTTGCCAAGCAAATGCCTAATCCCGAAGACATTCTTTCTGGCAAGGTCAGTAAGTGTGATATCAAAGAAATCTCAGCTATGTATTCTTTGACTATTAGCCTGTGCTACGAACTGCAAGAATCAGATCGCAAGAAGGTTAAGAACTGGGATGCTATGGCAGATAACTTCTTTGGTTTTATGATGGATAACTTTCCAACTGAAATCGTTGTCATGGGTGCAAAGACTGCATTGACCAACTATCAATTGCCGTTTGATTCCTCAAAGTTAGAGAACTTTGATCGATTCCACGACAAGTACGGTAAGTACATTATTAGTGCAATGGAAGGTTAAAATGGGCCCGCAAGGGCCTTTTTTACTTGTGTTTTATTCAAAAAGAATATATAATTGTATATAGACAATAGGAGTTATTATGAGCGTAATGAAACAAGAAAAGTCTAAAAAACAAGATTGGATTGGAAAAGAGTTTAACTCTTCCGAAAAGGCAAAAATTCTCGATAAACTGATTACAGCTCGTGTCGGACTGCTTTTACGTCATCCATTTTTTGGTAATATGGCAACTCGTATGCATTTAATAGATGCATCAGAATGGTGCCATACACTGGCAACTGATGGTCGTAATTTTTATTACAATAACGGCTTTGTCAATAAGCTTACTCCTAAAGAATGTGAATTCGGATTTGCACACGAAGTATTACATAATGTATTTGATCACCTTGGACGACGTGAAGGTAGAGATCCTACGTTAAGTAATATTGCAGCCGACTATGCTGTTAATCAGATCCTTAAAGACGAACGTATCGGTACTGTTCCAAACTTCCTTCAGATTTTCCAAAGCGATAAGTATCGTGGAAAAAGCTATGAAGAAATTTATCAAGAACTTTATGACAACGCTGAAAAAATCGATATTAGTAAACTAGGTGAATTGCTCGACGAACACCTCGACGGTGAGGGTGAGGGCGATAGTGACGGCGATGGTGACGGCGATGACAAGCCCGGTGGTCGTCCTAAGTTGAACTCTGAAGAACGTAAGAAAATCCGAGACGAAATCAAAGAAGCAATGATTGCTGCGGCGCAAAGTGCAGGTGCAGGAAAAACTCCTGCCGGTATCCAGCGTATGATTAAAGATTATACTGAACCGAAAATGGATTGGCGCCAACTGCTACGTATGAATATTCAAAGCATTCTTAAGAGCAACTTTAGTTTTAGTCGTCCAAATCGTAAGAGTCAACATTCTGGTGCTATTTTACCCGGTATGCTAAATGAAGAAACTATCGATGTAAGTGTTGCTATTGATATGAGTGGTAGTATTAGTGATATTATGGCAAAAGACTTTATTAGCGAAGTCAAGGGTATCATGGACGAATATGTAGACTTTAATCTTGATCTATGGTGCTTTGATACCGAAATTTATAATTATGCCCGTTTTACAGGAGACACCGCTGACGATATTTTAGGCTACGAATGCAAGGGTGGCGGTGGTACTGACTTTGATGCCAACTATCAATTTATGAAAAGGGAAGACATTACTCCGAAAAAGTTTATCATGTTTACTGATGGATATCCTTGCGGATCTTGGGGTGATGAAAATTACTGTGAAACGTTGTTTGTTATCCACGGTAACGAAACCATAATTCCACCCTTCGGTCAGGTGGCTTATTATAAATAAAGTAGGTATTTTATGGCGTTAAACAAAGGTGAAGTTAATCCTTTAAATGTATTAAAATTTAGAAAATTAAATTTTATTCCAAAACATTTTAAGAGGATTTCTATTAACTCAAAAGTTAATGTCAAAGAAATAGAGTACTGGATTGAATATAACTTAAATAGTAGATATGCAATAATTTCAACTTACAATTTAGATGAGAACAGAAAAGTTATTACATCTACAGAAATTGGGTTAGAAGACCCAAAAGAAATAACTTTGTTATCTTTGGGTTGTAATATTTTACACAAACAAAAAAAGGAAAATTAAAATGGACGAGAATCAACAACCTCAACAACCTCAACAGCCAGCAGCACCTGAGCTAACTGTTGCCGACCTTAATAATTTAAGATCAGTTCTAGACATAGCTGTTCGTAGGGGTGCGTTTCAAGCAACAGAACTAAGCTCTGTCGGTGCAGTTTTTGATAAGCTTAATGCATTTGTGAATGCATTAGGTAATCAACAAATGACAGAAAAAAATAAAACTGACAAACCAGAATAAAGGAAAAGCACATGAAACATGTGGGAAAAATGAAAAACAACTCTGCTAGAGTAATTGTACCTTATCGGACAGTACCGGGAGAACAGCATAATTGTTTAGTTGTAGGTACACAAGGTTTAATTGACTCACATCATGATTCTTTAATGGCGTTGATCGAAAGCACCGAAGGACAACAAGCAAACGAATTAGCTGATATTTTGTCTGTCAGAAAATTTCCTGACGGATCGAATATGCTTCAATACCTCCATGCAAACGGGCATCTTAAAAAAGTGTCAACTACCATGGTATTAATGACTCCAAATAATCAAACATCAATTCCACTTAATGAATTAAATGAATTGATTGCAAAGCAAAAAGGAATTGCTGTTTCTGATCTAAGTGTATCAGACAACCCTTCTGAAAAGAAGGAAAAAGTTGCAGAAACTACTGTAAATCCTACAGTTGAGACTGCATTAGAAACCAAAGACAAATTCCAATTAGCACCTTCAGAAATGCGCTCTAGGGCAGATGCATTATATAAAGAGGCAGCTAGGCTTCGTAAAGAAGCAGACGAGCTTGACCCTCCGAAGAAAAAATCTAAAAAAGATACAATAACCGTCTAATGGTTAATTGCATCGTTGCTGTAGAACTTAACCAGGGCATAGGATTTAATAATTCTATGCCCTGGCCTCGTCTTAAAGATGATTTAAAATTTTTTAAGAATATGACTACAAGTAGTATAGTTATCATGGGGTCTTCTACTTTTAAAAGCCTTGAATATAAACCTTTACCGAATAGAATTAATGTCGTTCTATCAAGAACACACCCCTATCCGACCGCAGATCACACTTTTCATAATCCCGATACTGCATTAGCGTTTTGTACCAATGAATACCCAGATAAAGAGATTTTTATAATAGGCGGAAGTGAAATATACAACCTATATTTTCCATACGTTAAAAAATTTTATATAACAGAAATTGATGCACATTTTCAGTGTGATAAATTTTTTAACTTAACATATGTCCAAAATAATTGTAAAAAAGTTAAAGAACTTTTAAAATTTAAAGACCCGATAAACTTTACTATAAAAGAATACACAATATGAATCACCAAGAATATTCTTATCTAAATGTGCTAAAAGACATTTTAGAAAATGGAAATGAAAGACCTGACCGAACAAACATCGGAACTAAAAGTTTATTTGGATTACAATTAAGGTTTGATCTAACCGAAGGATTCCCTGCAATTACTACAAAAAAACTTGCATGGAAAGCAGTTGTTAGTGAATTACTTTGGTTTATTGAAGGTAGCGGTGATGAAAATCGTCTAAAAGAAATTTTGCACGGTGAACGATATATTGATAAAAAAACTATCTGGTCAGACAATGCCAAAGCAGATTATTGGGTAAAGAAAAAACTTCAACGTCATCCGGGAGACCTTGGAAGAATTTACGGTGTGCAATGGAGAAGGTGGCGCAGACCTTTAGTTAGAATTAACAAAGTTGTTTTGCAAAACCACGATCAATTATTAGAACTAATTAATGGCATTAAAAATGATCCCTATAGCCGAAGACACG